GTATGACAACTGTTGAAGTACCACTCTTTGCGGTATAGTACCACTCTTTAATGGATAATGTAGGTGATAGTACCACTCTTTATAGTGAATAAGTAAGGCGGATTTCGAAGCATGAGGAAGACGGTGAAATGTAATGAAAAAAACAAAGTAATTCTTTAGATAGGATCTCCCTCCGCAATGAGTCCAAGTGAACTCTCTTCACTTGATTCGAGAATCTCTGTTTCGGTATCGGAGTCGTACAACAGATTCTCTCCCTCGTCGTCGTCAATGATGTCTTGCACTTCATTTTCGATTGTCGAGTAAATATCTGGAAAGTCCGTCTTCAGTTGGACCATGATCGAGAGTAGTCGAATCTTGCGACGTCTTTCTCCTTGGATCGTGTGTTCTTTCCCTTGAAGTACCTTGTACTGATTCGCAATCCTTCCCGTTAGTATGGTGTTTGTTGTAGCAAGTCGTGCATTTGCGTGGATCAACGCCTGGTTGTCGATGGTGACATCATTCGCATGGTCGATGATTTGTCGCTTTTCCTCGCGGAGTCGGTCTTGTCCTGATCTCAGCGATTTTATTTGCTCTTCTTGCCACAAAATGTCCGCAATCGCAGAGTCGTTGTTGGACTTGTAAAAGTTGAGCATGCAGAGTTCGGCTGACGGCAAGACAACGTTCTTGGTGAAGTCGTCGAACTTGCGTTTTCCAAGTACCGGAGTTGGTGCAACGATCGGGGTCATCTTGGTCACTTGTGGGGTAGTCGGCAAATTGAGAAGTGAGCGATACTGCACACTGAAATCAATGTGCCTATACTTTAATCAAGTGTATCTTATCCAATACAAACGTCTATATCTTAGCGTTTAGTACTTCATTCATTATGGTATAGTGAAGTGAAGTGTTGCGTGCCTACGCACATTGTATACAAACTTCTAGTAGTTTGTGTTTAATATAACTTTCACTATGTGATAGTGAACCTCAGTATATAAGTAAATTACTTGTATTTTGTATAGCATACAGAAATCAAGTGCTATTTAGTACCCCCCCCTACTATAGTAGTCAGAATAATGCCCCAGCCCCCCTGTTTGAGAAGCACGGCGTAGAGGCGACGGCTTGCTTGGCGCGTTGAGGCGTAAGCCGCGCGCCAGCATGTCTAAAGGAGCCGCGCCGTGGCTTCGAGTTCCTCTTTGCATATCCCGCGTTATAACGTCTATGAAAATATCCGGGAGGCAACTGCAAATGATGCGCGGTGAGGCGATAGCCGCGCGCACAGTTTGCAGTTGGGAGCCCCCGGTCACACTGTGACATGAAAACATATGTATTGAAGTTAGAGGTTCAAGTCTAAATTCATCCAATGAGCTTGCAGTTCTTCTCTCATTCCTGAGAATCCTGGAGAGGAGTGGGCGGAGTCACTGGATTCTTGAATGACTTCACTGGATTGTTGAGGACCAGATGTTGCAAACGGGAAGTGAGTGACTTTGAATCGACGAAGGAGTGGATCGTGGTCTTCAGGTTTTGGAAAGCATTCTTTGATGGAGAAGTTCGATGTGACGATGATCTTGATAGGTCGGATGTTGTGCAGATGACCGTTCTTGACTTCGGCTCGAAACGGATAGTGGTCGCACCATCGCTTGAAGAAATACGCCATGTGTTCGCATCGAGTTGGATCGGCTTCTTCAATGACGACGCATACTTCGTAATTGTAGCCGTCCCACCACTTGTTGATGGCTTTGTCATAATGATGAGGGTATTCTTCCCACGCCCGTCTTGACTTGCCCGTGCCTGTAGGACCATACCACCATTCGAAGTGTTCCTTGAGATCATCTCTAATGTGGTCCACAGAAGGATTCATGAGATCTCGTATTTTGTTGAGGTGCAGAAAGAAAATACCTGGATAGTCTTCCTTGATGACGTCTAGTTTGCCTGCTTCCGCCAATGCGATGACGTCCTTCCACTTGTTGCTCATCGTCGCCCTCATGACTCCTTTTTCCCAGGTTTTGCCGTCCTTCTTGCAGTAGTTGACGGCTTGTTCCAATGTGCCTTTCCGTTCTTCTGCATGCAGCCTCTGTCCGAGCATGGCTTTGACGTGACCGAGCGAGCATGCGTTGACGAAGTGACTGTAGCCTTGGAGATGTGGAGTTCCAGATTCACCGACTTCGTGTCCGTAGATGGTAAATTTGGTTGTGGCCGCTTGGATCTTGACAATCTCCTCCTCCGTTGGATTGTTTAACGTCCAGCACCATCCCCTTGATCGTCGAGACTGCACGCTTGATGGCATCTTGGATTGTGTTCCTACAAAACCAAACCGATCTGCTCGGCTTCACTGCTAGGGTCACAGGGAGCAACCGAAGGTCTGCGACGTGTGTAGTATTACCCCTAGCAGCGCGTGTTAGTGTTCCTAGTGGAATCAAGTCAAAAATATCTATTTGGAGAGGTAGCACACTTGTCCCAGAAAAAGTCCACTCCCGCACACTCGTGTGAAAGAACGTTCTTTCACAGTGGGTATAGTAGGTATAAATCCAGTGGCACACAAGATTTATACGTGTCTCGTGTTGAAGTTCAAGTTGAACTAGAACGTGTCGCATATCTATCCAGTGGCACACTTGATTGATATGTGTCGCGTGTTGTACTTCAACATGTCCCATATGCGAAGCGAATAATGTCTCATTTTCGAATTTGCTCTGTAGTGCGTATGACGTTAGTCGTCGACAACACTCCTTCGGCTCCCGCGCGCTCTTACTCACGACGATCGTACCGTCGTCGTGCCCCGCGTCGTCGTCGTCGTACGACACGACGTCGTTACAGCCGTTACAGCCGACAGGGACGTAGTTCCATGCGGCGTTCAAACGTTTACGCTTTGAATAAGTTTGTGTTAGCACAAATTGATCCTTTTTCTGAGAAGGTTCGTGGTTGCAAGATTCCAGATAGCAACACCTTTCCTTCTACACCAATTGCTGTTGGTGACAGCATTCCATATGACGTTGGTGCAGCTGGTTGTACCATGGCTGCATTTATGCCAATGTTGAAGAATTGGGGAGTTGTCGCAACTACTGCGTCAGGCAGTACATGGACGTGGCCAGCTCTATATGGCGGTGGAAGAGATTCTTCGAAGTTGGCGTCTATTGATGGCTCTTATAGTCTTTATCGTCCAGTTGCGCATGGTATCAAAATTTCATGTCCGTATGCACCGACAACGGTTACCGGTAATGTTCATGTTGCTATTGCTGGCAGTTCAACGTTTGGCGAGACGACGTGGACGTACCCGACGAGTCTTGCTGATTTGCAGGAGTGTATGTTTTATGAACGGTACTCTCTTGCTTCACTCACCCAACAGCCGTTGACTGTTGTGAACAAGTTTTTGGATTGTACTGCCACGCGTTACATGGATCCTAGTAGCGATGGAATTGCAAATTCCGTCGATACTGGATTCCAATCAAATGGGTGGGGAGCCATTTTGATTTGCATTGAAGGTTGTCCCGCCAGTGCGACAGGTCTTCTTTCGGTTGAAAATTTGTTGCATACCGAATGCATCACAAAACAAGGCACTATCGACACATCGACACCCGCACAACCGTATGATCCCGAGTTGTTGCGTCAGACGAGTCGTGTTGCTGGAACAGTACGATCAGCGTATACAGAAGCTGAACGTCCAACTCATGTTCAAGAAGTAATGGCAGCATTACAACAAGGTGCGAGCGCTGTTGCTTCTAACATGTATCGAAGTGCGGTATTGCCAGCGGTAGCGCGAGCTGGTGGATACGCAGCTTCGTATGGTCTTGCTGGCATTACTAATACGTTCCGTCGTTCTGTATTCGGTAATGGTTATCGCCCACATCGTCTTAATGGTTATTAGATGTTTCAGAAGCCGGCCGTAGTTGGAATTGGAATCCGTTGAACGCTCGACTACCAGCTGTAGCTCGTACGTTTGATGAAGCATTCCCTGAAGGAGAGATTGTACCGTACAATCGTAATGTAAGACCAGCCCAGTATTATTCTCTTGTTGACCGGCCTGAGATTGATGAGGATTACAGTCACCTGTAGTAGCAGCCGTGTCAACGTCAAGCCCCATCCCCGGTCCCACCCAGAACGATGGTTTTGGTGGATTCTTTCAAGTAGTAGGAGACGGGAGAGTAGCACGAGTCCCGTCGTAGCATTCAGACAGTGGTATGACAACTGTTGAAGTACCACTCTTTGCGGTATAGTACCACTCTTTAATGGATAATGTAGGTGATAGTACCACTCTTTATAGTGAATAAGTAAGGCGGATTTCGAAGCATGAGGAAGA